GTAGGGCAGTTCGATGGCAAGTGGTTTGCGGAGTCCATCGAGCATAAGGTTGCACCCATCTACACAACTGTGATAACAGGTAGGAAATGTTTAACTGGCTACTGACCCATGGCACTCAAGAACATACTGGCTGACACCAACTTCACTAAGGGCACCGATAACAGGTTCAAAAACGCTGTCATCATAGGGCGAGTCAGCGAGATCGTGGTCAACGAGAAGGGCGCGAACATACGCGTCCTCCAGCCCGACAAGTGCGATCATCAGGGGCAACCGCTCATATCGAAGCCCATCCCGGTCATGCAGATTAGCGCGGGCGGGAAGCGGAGTTTTGCCATGCCACGCCTAGGTCAAAACGTGATGGCGGTGAAACTGCCCAATGGAACGAGCGATTACATGGCAGTGGGCTTCTTCTATACGAAGAACGATCCGCCACCCGTGACCGACCCCAAGCTCGACTACTGCATCTATGACGATGGCAGCACCAAGCAGTTCGACGCCGAGAGTGGGACGGAGACTAACAAGTTCAAAGGTGACACCGTATGGGATCACGAAGGCAAGGGCGACCTGCAATTCCAAGGCGACGTTACTGTGAAGTCACAAGGCACAGTCCTCATCGACGCGCCCAACATCCATCTCAAAGGCGCTATGAACTTCGAGGGCAACATCTCGCACACGGGCAACATGACCACGAGCGGGATACACAACGCAGCGGACGGGCCGCATGCTGCATGTGGCGCGGGCGAGCGACTGGAACAGGCCAACATAGCGCAGCGCATCGAAGCCCTAGAACGGCGCATAGCAGAACTGGAGGCTCGCCATGGCAGTTGAAGGCATCTATGGCGCTATCATTTTCGGCCGCACCATGGGCCGCATCATGACCTTCGAGGACATCGACCGCAAATACAAGGGGCGCTACGGCACGCACATGGTGCACCTGCGCAAGCCACTGCTAGAGTGGGCGGGCAACGACCTATTGGAGATCACTATGAAGGTCAACTTGGACGCGTGCTGGTGTGGCGACCCCAACCCGCTCCTAGCCCAGTGGCACTTCTTCCACGAGAACGCCATCTGTGCGCCACTCATCGTCGGTGGCAAACCGATGGGACCGGGCCTGAGCCTGTTCGTTATCACCAACCTATCGGAGCACCATAAGCACTGGCTGCCTAGGGGCAGGCTCATAGCTGTTGAGCTAGAGGTGCAATTCCAAGAATACATCCCGTTTGCCGAGGGCTTGTTATCGTCGCTCGGTGTGCCGGGCTTCATAGGGAGCGGAGCCATATGAACTCAGTTATCTTGATTTCAAAATAACTGCTTATGCCTACACCCACGGTCACTCCCACCATGAGCACGCAGACGGCGCTGGAAACGTCCAATGCTGCGGCTCTAGGCGCTAACTGGCGCATCCAGTTCCAAGACGCCGATGGCATCCCGCTCAACATGCTATCGTTCGAGCAGATCGATTTTGGCGCAATCAGCTACAAGGAAATTTTTCAGAATGTAAAGACCATACTCGCGAACCCGTTGTTTTCTGCCCCGCTGGAGCGCACACTCGGGCTGGACAACACCATAGTGGACAAGCCACAGGTCGAGGCCAGCGAAGCCACGGTCGCCATACTGACCGCCATCAACTTTTGGGAGCCACGCTGCGAGGTGAAGGACATCAACTTCGACTATACCTATGCGCTCGATGGGCACCTCATAGTGAACATTCAGCTGAGCATCAAGAACGTCATCTATGGCACTGACACTCCTTACACGGCCAACAACATAGGTGTCCAGCCTGACAAGTTCAAGCAGCCACCACCCGACATAGTCCCCGAGCCCGGCCCACCGGGAGCCACTGGGCCACCCGGCCCTGCGGGCAGGCGCGGGTCAGTTTGGTATTCGGGCGCGACTGCGCCACCGGGAGCGCGCACTCTGCGTGCACCGCGCGTCATGGGCAGGCCAACAGTCGGGCCTACGGGCGAACGAGGGCCGCAAGGCGAGCGCGGCTTCGTATGGCTCACAGGCACCACTGACCCTGCGGTGCCACTGGACAAGGATATGTATTTGAACACAGCCAACGGGGACGTGTGGCAATACGATGGCGCAACCTCAACGTGGAGGCGCGTGAACCCATGAGTTGGGAGCTAGCTGGCAACATTATGGGACCACAAGGGCCACCCGGCCCGCCCGGTGGCATCATAGTGGAAGGCACCACGGTCGTGTTCGGGGAGATACCCGCTGGCGTCCTCGATGGCAGCAACCGCGTGTTCACTACAGCTAACCCGTTTGGAGCCGACTCGTTGAGCGTGTTCCTCAATGGACTGCACCAGCGGCGCGTTGACGACTACATCGAACTCGATGACACCTCGTTCCAGTTCGTGGTAGCGCCACGCGCCAGCGATAGCGTGTCCGTGGATTACGTGCAATCGTCATCGTTCTCCGCCATCTACGGCGAGATTCCCACTGGCGCTATCAATGGGAGCAACAAGAATTTCGGCACGGCCTACATCTATCGCCCGACGCTCTTGGCCGTGTTCCTGAGCGGGCTAAGACTTCGTCGCCCGGATGACTATAGCGAGACTGGGACGCAAACGTTTCAGCTTGTAGCTGCCCCACTGGTCGGTGATACACTCAGCGTCGATTACTTCCAACCTTAGGACAATCATATGAGCGCCACACAAATCCATGGTAATAAACAAATTCAGTCGCTCACCATACTGGATGCCAACATCGCTAATGCCGCTGGCATACTGACGACCAAGCTGGCTGAAGGCGCGGACTTCGTTAAGCGCACTGGCACAGTGCCGTTCACAGCCGATCAGTCCATGGGGAGCCACTACATCACGAACCTGCTCGACCCTGTGAACCCGCAGGACGCGGCGACTCGCGCGTGGGTGCTGGCACAGATGGCCACGGTCACGAGCTCGTCCCTGACAGCGCGAGTGGCCACTACCGCGAGCATTACACTGAGCGGCCTGCAAACCGTCGATGGCATTTCACTGGCAGCGGGCAACATCGTCCTAGTGAAGAACCAAGCAGCACCCGCGAACAATGGCGTTTACACAGTGAACTCTGGCGCGTGGACGCGCGTGGCTGGCATGGACACATGGGCGGAAATCCCGGGAACGCTAGTGAGCGTGCAGGAAGGCACAGTGAACGCGGACACGCTATGGCTCTCGGTAGCGGACGCGGGCGGCACCATCAACACCACATCGATCACGTTCACACAAGTGCCCGGCCCGAGCGACATAGTGGCTGGCAGCGGCTTGCTCCGCACAGGGCAACAGATCGACGTTCAATGCACCGATAACTCCATCAATGTGCTGGCCGATGAAATCCGGGTGAAGCTATCGGCATCTGGCGCGATCATCGTATCCGGCTCGCTCGGTTTGGCGGTCAACTTCCAAACGACCACGATGCAGATTGCTACCAATGTGCTCGGCGTGAAGCTCGATAGCGCGGGTGCAATCACCGCTGGTTCATCTGGCATAGGCGTCAACTATGACGCGAACACGCTGGCCATAGCGAGTAACACCCTATCGGTAAAGCCCAACCTGTTCCTAGCGGGTAACAACATCATCTGGCGCTCAGCTGTAGGCGGCGCTATCGACGGATCGAATGCGGTATTCGTCATGGCGTCCGCACCGAATCCGGCTGGCACCGAGAATGTTTACCTCAATGGTATCCTGCAAGAGCCCGGCGCTGGCAATGATTACACGATCTCGGGCTTCACAATCACGTTCGCTGTAGCGCCACCATCGGGCAGCAAGATCAAGGTGACCTACGTCGATCGTTCACTATCACCAGCATAACATGGCACTAACACAAGTCAGAGGCGGACAGGTTCAGGATGGCTCGATACAACGAGTTGACCTAGACGTTTCCACTGTAGGGCAAGCAGTCATACGCAAGCTCATAGCTGGCGGCGGACTGAGCCTCAGCTACGATGGTGCGGACGCTGGAACTGGCGACGTGACCGTGAGTGCGCCTAACGCGAGCAACTGGGACACTGCCTATACGGATCGCAACAAATGGGATGGCGGCTCCGCTGGGCTCAATGCGTCCACTGGGCGCACCAGCCTAGGTGCGACGGCCCTAGGCGCTAACATCTTCACAGGGGCAAACAACTCGCTAGGCGTGAATGCCTTCATGACCATCAGCAGTCTCAA